TGCGAGTAGTGAGGCTTTTATGGACCGATACGAAAACTTATTAGCAGGATGGGTTACTACTATTAATATCGATGTAGCTAATAATATATCAGTATGCAGTTAGAGAACTTAAGAAAGGCATTAGAACAGTTAAGAGATAATGTGGTAGAGCAGTCTAAAGCTAATCTTAAAAACTCTAATAAGTCAGCCTCAGGAAGTTTATATAATTCTATTAAAGGTAGTCCGGTTAAGATATCGAATAATAGTATAGAGTTTAGTATTGAGATGCAGGATTATGGTACTTTTATAGATAAGGGAGTATCAGGGGTTAAAGTTAAATATCAGACTCCATATTCGTATAAGGATAAGATGCCTCCGCCTAAGGCTTTAGATAAGTGGATAGTAAGAAGAGGGTTAGCTCCTAGAGATACAGGAGGAAAGTTTAGAGGTAGATCTATTAAGTCCGTAGGGTTTGCTAAGTCTATTCAGTTTTTAATAGCTAGATCTATCTTTAACAAAGGTATTAAGCCTAGTTTATTTTTTACTAAGCCATTTGAGGAAGAGTATAGAAAATTAGAGGGGCAGTTAGATGGTATCTTATTTAAGGATGCAGATGATATGATTAATTTTGTAATAAAACAGAATAAGAAATAATGAAAAAAATATTTGTAAGGAGTCCGTATTTTATCCAGGTAGATGAGCCGGATCAATTAGCGGGTAGTATAGAATTATATATATGGAATAAAAATAGTACAGAGCCGACTGATCCTAATTATACCTTATCTAAGGATATACCTACAGCTAATCAGCCTGTATTAAGTTGGAATATATCTAACTATGCGTTAGAGTTTATAAAGCCTATTAAAACTACTACTGTATCGGTACCTACTGAGGAGGATGTTAATACCTGGTGCTATATGAGAGTAGTTTCTTATTCAGATGGGGAAGAGGTAGCAGATGAGACTTATGTTTGTTTAAATGGATATACTAATTACTCAGATGGTTATAATCAAAATAATACTGATACAATAATTCCATTAGTAAATATTGATATTAATCTAACAACTTTCTCAGGTTTTAATTATATAAATGTTTGGATAGAAGAAAATGATACTTTTGAATATTCATCATCTCACTCGACAGAATTTTTTACTACTGTAAGCGAGGGAATATGGAAACTACCTTATGATTACGATCCATATACTTTAGGATACGATGGTGGTGCTAATATTTTTACCTTTAATAGTGAGGAGGTATGTGAGCCTAAGTATACTCCGATAACTTGTACCTATATTAATAGATATGGAGGGTGGCAATTCTTAACGTTTTTTAAAGCCTCTAGCGAGTTAATTGATACTGAATATAAGGAATTCAATTTGATGCCCTCTAATGTAGATTATGATCCTTATCTAGGGGTTAATAAAGTATTTAATAATCAGGGTAAGCAAACTATAAAATGTAATACCGGATGGGTAGATGAGAATTATTTTGAATTGATCCAGGACCTATTGCTTAGTGAGACTATTCTATTGGATAATAAGCCGGTTACGATTAAGTCTAAGAGTATGGATAAGAAAACTTATATTAAGGATAAGAATATAAATTATACTATAGACTTCCAATATGCTTTCGGATTAATTAATGATATAATGTAAATGGAAGTAGCTCTATATATAAAGACTCCTAAATTTCAAAATGCTAATGCTATTACTCTCTCTAGTTTTATGAATAGAGTTAGAGCAGATGGCGGAGTATTTGAGGCAGCTGATTGTTGTATGGATATCATAGAGAGTCTAGGAGGAACGTTTGATACTTTAGATACTTATAATAGAATTGAGTTGTTTAGTGATGAGAAAATTAGTGTTACAAGTTCTGTGCAGAATATTAGCGATATATCAAAAGTCTTTACAGATTACTCACAGAGCTTTACGATTCCGGCTAGTAAGAATAATAATGAGATTTTTAGACATTGGTATGAGAATAGTATAGATGATGCGTATGATCAGAGAGTAAGATATCCAGGTTATATCGAAATAGATACTCAGACTTTTAGATCAGGGAGATGGCAATTAGAGGGAGCTACTATTAAAAATAACAGAGTAGAGGATTATAAGCTAACTTTCTATGGAGAGTTAAAGAGTTTAATGGATAAGTTCGGAGATGATAAGTTAAAGGATGTAGAGACTCTAAATGATTATACCTTTGCTTATAGTGGTACTGCTGTAAAAAATAAGATACAAAGTGTTACAGATGAGAACGTTATGTTTCCTTTAATTACTTCGGATAGAGTATGGCAAGGTACGGGGACAACTAATACAAATATCGAAAGTAGTTTAGGTGCTATTATATATACGGATTTATTCCCGGCTATGAAAATTAGTAAAGTTATAGAGGCTATAGAGAGTAAATATAATCTTAATTTTAGTGGATCGTTTTTAACAGATCAGAGATTTACTAAGTCTTATGTATGGTTTAAAAATAGTGAGTCTAGAATATATAATTTTCTATCTATTCCTAATAGAATTACTTTAACTAATAATCAGAATGGATGGTTTAATATATCTAATAATAGTATTCAGATAGTTAAATTCTTTGATGGTAGGTCTCAGTTGTATAATGCTCAATTCTTTTTAAATATTACTTTCTCAGGATCTACTACTTCGGTAATTAAAGTATTTAAAGATGGTGCATTGTTTACTAGTGTTTCAGCTACGGGTAGTACTGCTAGTTTTGTTATTAATCAAACTATGGGTATAGGGAATTATTATTTTGAAGTACAGACCTCTAGCTCAGTAACTTATACTTATACCTATAATGCTAAGAGATATGCTTATAGTTCTAGTGGTGGAACTACTGAGATAACGTTTATTACAGGTAGTGGATCGAGTTCTGCTATACCTAATATAGATCTTACTAATACTGCTCCTGATATTAAGGTGTCGGACTTCTTTAGTGGGGTTTTAAAAATGTTTAACCTAACAGCGTATAGCGTAGATGGAGTTAACTTTACTTTAGAGCAGTTAGAGAATTGGTATTATCTAGGTACGATTAGAGATTACTCAGGATATACTACTACGGATATGATATTTGATAGAGTTAAGCCTTATAAAAAAATAGACTTTAGTTATCAAAAATCAGATAGTCTAATGAATAGAGGATTTTTTGATTTATTTAATAGAGAGTATGGTAATTTAAATTATGGATTCCCTAATAACGATGGACAGGATTATGTGGTTAATCTACCATTTGAAAATATGCTATTTCAAAAAACTCCTTTAAATGTAGGATATGCTTTGAAACCTGATTATGTACCTTATAAGCCTAAGCCTATAGTTATGTATTATAATGGGTTATATAGTAGAAATTATTATTTTAATGATGGATCTACTACAGCTAATCTACTTAACGTTAATTTGTTCTGTAGTGATATGGAGGATACCTCAGATAATAACGAAAAAAATACTTTGAATTGGGGAGTAGAAAATTCTAATATTTATAATGTAGCTATAGATAATACTTTATTTGCTAATTATTACTTAGCGTATTTGAATAACTTATATAGTTTAAAATCTAGGTTAGTAAAGGTTAAGATGAGATTGCCTTATTTAGAGATGCTAAATTTAAAGTTAAATGATAGGATAGTAATTAGAGATAAGAGATATATTATTAATCAGTACACTACAGATCTAACTACTTTTGAGACTGATATGGAATTGATCCAGGATTTTAGGAGTGTGGTTTATAATAATAGTACTTTGAGAATTACAGATAACCAAGTTAAAGAGATTAAAATACCTACCACTACTACAACTGATTTAAATTGGACTGTAGATTATGATCCGGATGGATTAATAACAGGGTTATTTGATAATGAAACTGATATTACTATCCAGGTTAAAGCTAATGTTAGTGGATTGCAGAGAAATGCGGGGATAGTTAGTGATCAGGGAGATACAATAATAATAATACAGGATGCTTAGATTTATATTAGATGCGTTACAATACGCAGAGTACGGAGAGAATGAGTATATAGATATCGCTAAGGGTAAATATAGAAAGGCTACTAGTTGGAATGAATTTAAAAGAGATTTAAAAGAGATAGTAAATGGCAATAACTAAGACTATAGAAATAGAGGTTAACTCTTCACAGGCTAATCAGAGTATAGATAGCTTAACCAATTCCTTAAATAAGAATGAGGAAGTAGTTAAGTCTTTAAAGCAGCAATATAAAGAGGCTGCATTAGAGGTACAAAGATTAGGAGATCAGTATGGAGTAACTTCTAAAGAGGCTACTGAGGCAGCAAAGAGAGCAGCAGATTTAAAAGATAGGATAGAGGATAGTAATGATGCTATCGCGGCTTTTAAGGGAGAGGGTGCTTTTAATGCTACAGCTAAGGCAGTTGGTGCGGTTGCTAGTGGTTTTAGTGCTGTACAGGGAGCGTTGGCTTTAGCGGGTGCTCAGTCTGAGGAGTTTGAGAAAACGATGGTACGATTACAGGGTGCTATGGCTTTGGCTCAGGGATTACAAGGACTAGAAGACTTAGGTCGTAGCTTTCAACAGTTAAAGGTTGTAGCGGTTAATGCGTTTAATGGTATTAAAGCAGCTATCGGATCTACAGGAATAGGTCTTTTATTAATTGCTTTAGGTGCTGTAGTTACTTATTGGGATGATATTAAGAGTGCTGTTAGCGGTGTTAGTGAGGAGCAAAAGAAATTAAATGCTGATTCTGAAAATAACCTTAATATCCAAAAGGGAAAATTAGATAGCCTTTCATTACAAGAAAACTCATTAAGATTACAGGGTAAGTCGGAGAAAGATATTTTAAAAATGAAAGTATCTCAGACTGATCAGATCATTAAAGCAGCAGAGATACAATTAGAAAATAGTATTGCAACTTCTAAGGCTCAAACTGAGGCAGCTAAAAGAAACCAGGATATATTAGCCGGTGTTTTAAAGTTCCTTTCGTTACCTTTAACAATGATCTTAAAGACCGTTGATGCTGTAGGTGCTGCATTAGGTAAGGATTTCGGGTTAGAGGATAAGGTATTTAAAGGATTATCCTCATTTGTTTTCGATCCAAAAGAAACTAAGGCAGAGGGAGACAAAGTTATAGCAGAGCAAAGAAAAGCATTAGCGGTATTAAAGTCACAAAAAGATGCTAATTTATTAGCTATTCAGAATATAGATAAAACAGCCTCAGATAAGGCGGCAGCGGAGGCTAAAGCTAAAAGCGATAAGGCTAAGGCAGATGCTGAGAAAGCTATGAATACTCAGTTAGATGATCTTAATAAACAAAGTGAGATATTAGCTAAGGGTAGAGATATAGCTAAAGCAAATAATGAGAATCTCTTAAGTGATCTTAAAGATTTTGGAGCTAAGAAAACTGCTGAGATAGTAAAGAGTACAGATGAGCAGATAGCAGCAGAGGCGGCAGCAGCAGCTAAAAAAGAAGAGATAGCTAAATTAGAGGCTGAGAATAAATTAAAATTATTAGATGCAGTTTCCTCAGGTTTAAAGATGGCATCGGAAGAGTTAGGAGAAAGTACAGCAGCCGGTAAAATTGCAGCCGTAGCAGCAGCTACAATATCTACATATACAGCTATAGCAGGTCAGTTAGCTGCATTCTCTACTAAAGCTATTCCGGGTTATGCTATTGCTCAGGCTATTGTTACAGGTGCTTTTGGTTTGTTACAAGTTAAGAAAATATTAGCTGTTAAGACTCCTAAGAGTAAGGGATCAGCAGGAGGGGCTCCTAGTCTTGGAGGCGGTGGATCAGGTGGTACAGCTCCGGCAGCAGCTCCTAGTTTTAATATTATAGGGAATAGTGGTGTTAATCAAATTGCTCAAACATTAGGGCAGCAGCAACCGGTACAGGCTTATGTAGTGGCTAATCAGGTTACCACTCAGCAGGCTTTAGATAGATCTATCGTACAGAATGCTAGTCTAGGAGGATAAGACAAATATTAAAAAACTAACGTTATATATAATATGGAAACAAGAGAGATAATAGAGTTAATCATAGATGAGAGCCAAGAGCTTAGCGGAGTAGATGCTATTAGTATAGTAGAGAGCCCGGCTATAGAGGAAAACTTTATAGCATTATCTAAGCAAAAAGAGTATAAGTTTGAGAGTATAGATGAGGATAAGCGTATCTTAGTAGGTCCGTTATTAATACCTAATAAACAAATCTATAGAAAGGATGGAGATAGAGAGTATTATGTATATTTCTCTAAAGAGACTATTCGTAAAGCTATGGAGTTATATGCTCAGAGAGGATATCAAAACAATGCTACATTTGAACATAGAGAGGATATTAACGGATTAACCTTAGTGGAGAGTTGGATTATCGAAAGTAAAGAGCACGATAAAACTAATCTTTATGGTATGGATCTCCCTGAGGGAACTTGGGTAGGTACTATTAAAGTTAATAATCCGGTTATATGGGAGGAATTTGTTAAGACAGGTACGGTAAAAGGATTCAGTATAGAGGGATATTTTGCTGATAAGAAACATAATGATGAGGATACTGAGCTATCTATTGAGATAGAGGCGGGATTAAAGCTATTGGGTATTAAAGCTGAATTATTAAAAAGCATAGTACGAAAAAAAAAAGATGCTAGACTAAAAACAGGAGAGCGTTTAGAGTTTGAGAGTTATGCAGATTATCCGGATGCGGTTAAGAATAATGCTAAGAGAGGTATCGAATTAAATGAGAAAGTTAATAATAAATGTGCGACTCAGATAGGTAAGGTTAGAGCTCAGCAATTAGCTAAGGGAGAGCCTTTAAGTATAGAAACTATAAAACGTATGTATTCGTATTTAAGTAGAGCAGAGGAGTTTTATGATGAGAAAGATACAGAGGCGTGTGGTACTATAAGCTATTTACTTTGGGGAGGATTAGCCGCTAAGAGATGGGCAGAGTCTAAATTAAAAGAATTCGAGAATGAATAATAAAAAATATATCCCTAGTTGGTCTAGTCCTAAAGGAGGTAAAAGAGGGTGTCTATGTATCGATAAGGATATCTATGATGTTAAGTGCTGTAATGGAGATTTAAGAGAGCAAGGTATTGGTCCTATTCAGAGACAGGCAGATTATCTATTAACTGAGAATAAAGAAACGATATTAACTGAAAATTATAATGATATAACACTATGAGTAAAAGAATAAGCGAACTACCATTAGCTAGTAGTATTACAGGGACAGAGGTATTGCCTATAGTACAGGGAGGAGTAACTAAAAAAATAGCTATTAATACTATATCCGGTGCTAACTTTGGATGGGGTAGATATGATGATACACAATATACAGCGGGTAGTCCTTATACGTTTACTTCTGCTCCCTTTACAGTACCTAATAATGCAGGTAATATAATTGATAATACAGACTTTACTTTCTATTCTAGTAATGAATTAAGAGCAGAGAATATAGATGATGTATATATTATTACTATTGCCTTTAAAGCTCAGATTAGTAATGGTAATGGATATATGGATTTATATTTAGAGAGTGGTAATGGTACTCCTTATGATAGAGTTAGAGATACGATTACTTTCCCTAAGGGTGCTAATCAAGATCATACGTTTGCTAAGACCTTTCAATTTTATGCTGATGAGTTTGTAGTTGCTAATGGATTATCGGTTAAAATGGATGCATCTCATAATGGACACATTCACGATATTATCTATTTTATTCAGCGTACACTAAAGTATTAAAAATGCAAAATTTAAGTTATTAACGTTATATTGATAAATTAATTATTTTATGAAGCCAAGTGAATTATTAAAAAACATTCAGACTCTATTAAGTGCTAAGATTGAATTAGCTCAAGAGAAATTGATGGATGGTATGATCCTAGAGGCTGAGAGCTTTGAGCCAGGTATGCCTGTTTACATTGTAACAGAAAACGGCCCAGAGCCTTTAGAAAAAGGAGAGTACAAGCTAGAAAACGGTAAAACGTTAGTAGTAGCTGAGGATGGTATTATCGACCTTATCGCTGAGGTAGAGGTAGAAAAAGAAATTGAGATCGAGGCAGCTGCTGTAGAAGTAGTAGAGGAAGAGCCTGTAGTAGAAGAGGTTAAAGAGGAAGTAATGGAAGAGGCACCATTAAGTCAACAGGAGATTATCGATGCTGTTATTAGCGTTGTAGCTCCAATGTTAGAGGAGATGAGAGCTCAGTTAGAGGATGTTAAAATGAAAATTGAGACAGCTAAAGAGACTAAGATGAGCAAAGTAGTTCATACTCCAGAAGTTAAACAAACTGCTACTAAATTATCAAACAACAAAAAGAATAACGTATTAGAAACTATTTTTGAAAAATTAAATTAATTAAACAATGAGCAACTTAACAAGACAAAACTTTTCAGAGCCTGCAATTACTACAACTTATGCAGGTGAATTCGCAGGTAAATATATCGCTGCGGGTGTATTATCAGCTCCTACTTTAAAAGAGGAGGGTATTACAATTATGCCGAATGTAAAATTTAAATCAGTATTAAAAAAATTAGCTAATGTAATTACTATTGCAGATGCTACTTGTGATTATACCGATACTGCTGATGTAACGTTAACAGAGAAAGTATTAGAAGTAACTGAGAAACAAGTTAACTTAACTTTATGCAAAACTCCTTTCGAGGAAGATTGGCAAGCTGTTTCTATGGGATACTCTTCATTTGATACATTACCTCAAACTTTTACTGATTTCTTTATTGCTAATATGTTAGAGCAAGTATCTTATGCTACTGAAACTACTGTATGGAATAGCTTAATCTCTCAGGCGATTGCTGATGGTGCTGATGATTCATTGAATCCTGGTGCTTTAACTGCTGCTAATATCATTGATACTTTAGGAGATGCTTTAGATTTATTGCCATCTAACGTATATGGGAAAGAGGATTTAACTTTCTATATGGGATTTGATGCTTATAAGGCTTATGTAAGAGCTTTAGGTGGATTTGCTGCTAATGGAGTAGGTGCTAATGGTGTTGATGGTAAGGGTACAATGTGGTACAATGGAATTCAGAGCTTAACTTTTGATGGTGTTAAAATCTTCGTTTCTGGAGAGTTGACTAGCAAAATAGTTTTAGCTAGAAAATCTAACTTGTATTTCGGAATTGGACTTTTAGATAACTTAAACGAGGTTAGAGTATTAGATATGGCTCCGCTTGATGGATCTAAAAATGTGAGATTTGTAATGAGATGGTCTCAAGGTACGCAAGTAGGTTTCGGTAACGAGATTGTATTAGTTAACTGCGACTAATTATATAGGGGAGGGTAACTCCTCCCTTTTTTTTTAACTTTAATACATAAAAATATATGCTTTGTGGAATTTCAACCGGGAGGTTATTAGCGTGTAAAGACAACGTTGGCGGAATTAGAAATATCTATTTTGCTGACTATGGTACGCTTGGAGCCCTTACAATTTCTGGAGGAGAGTTGACTGCTATTGCAGGTACTCCTGAGATCTTTAGATATGAAGTTAGAGGAGCTAATAATTTAGAGGTAACCGTTACTCAGTCTGCTGATAATGGTACTACTTATTATGAGCAAGCCCTTAACGTTACATTAAATAAATTAGATGCTGATACTACTGAGGCTTTAAATAATATTATTATCGGTAGACCTCACGTTTTCGTAGAGGATAACAACGGAAAATTTTACTCGGTAGGTGTTACTAGAGGATGTGATACTACAGGTGGAACATTTGCCACTGGGGCCGCATTTGGCGACCTCTCAGGCTATACCCTAGCTTTGACAGCGTCTGAGCCATTTTTCCCATACCAGGTAACTAGTACTATTATTAGTGCTAATTTAGAGAATGTTAATATTGATCCTGCATAATAAGGATTAAATAATATAAGAGAGAGGGTAGCTTAATTGCTATCCTTTTTTTTTGTGCAAAAAATAAAATAATAACGTTATATGTATATGATAGTATTGAGAGAAACAATAGATGAGCAAACTTTTATCTGCATACCTAGAGCTTATGAGACTAATGTCTTGTTAGTTTTAGAGAATGAGACTACTAATGGTAAGACTAATATTATTCCTGGAGTAGATATAGTAGATGATAATTATTATATCAGTGCTGTATTCGATTTAAAAGAAGATAATTTTTATAATATTACTATCTCTTATGGGGATGATGTTATATTTAAGGATAAGGTATTCTGTACTAATCAGGTGGTCTATGATATAAACAAAAATGTTTACACTAGTGATACTAGTTATAACAATGAATATATAACAATTTAATATGAGTAAAACTAGCTTAAGATTCGTGCAAATGTCTACTTATACCTCACCTGTTATTACAGAGGTTAGAGGTACTGAATGGGTAGGATATGGAGAGGATAATAATTATTATCAGCATTTGATCGATAGATATAATGGATCAGCTACAAACAATGCCTGTATAAATGGTATTAGTCAAATGATCTATGGCAGAGGTCTAGATGCGATTAATCCTACTGCTGATGAGTATGCACAATTTAGA